ATGGATGTAAAAGAATTAAGCAAAGAAGAGTTAAAAGCTGAACTTGAAAGAAGAGAAGCTAAAGAAAAGAAAGATGCTGAAAAAGCCAAGCAAAAGTACGAAGGCAATCGTGACGATTTGGTGAAAAAGATGTGCAGCGCTGCCCTATACATTCATCAAATGATGAAAGAGTTTAAAAGCGAAAGCATTCAAAAGCTTGATGCTTTTTACGAACAAGCAAAAGCTTATGGCGATGTTCGTTCAACCAGTAAAGGCGGTTTTTCCTTACGCACTAGCGATGGTGAATACAAAGTAAGTTACGACCGCAATACTCAGGCCGATTACGACGAAAGGGCTGACATTGCTGAACAACAATTGCGTGAATTTCTTAAGCACATGGTTAAGAAACGTGATAAAGATAGTTATGAGTTGATTACACTTCTATTAGAACGTGGTAAATCTGGAAAATTTAACCCTGCAAATATTAATCAGTTAATAAAGGAAGAGAATCGTTTTAATGATCCGCGTTGGGTTAAAGCCATTCAGTTGTTTAAAGAATCGCATGAGGTGAGGTTGATTGCTTACTCAGTGAGCTTTTACACCAAAAACGCAGATACAGGGAAAGACGAGGTAATTAAGTTGAGTTTACCGAGTATTCCAACCATTAATGAACAAGACGATGGGGAAAGCAACGCAGACGCAACAGATTAAGCAATATTTAGAGAGTGGCGGCACATTAACCGCCCTCTCAGCTTTAGAAAAATTCGGGTGTATGCGATTAGCCGCCCGAATTAACGACCTCCGCAAGGATAAACTACCCATTGCCTCTCGCACCATTACAAAAGGTGACAAACGATTTGCCGAATACTATATAAATACCCTTTAAACAACAATTAAATGAAAGCAAAATGCTATTTAAGTGGCCCTGTAAGTAACCAACCTACTGGAAAGGTAAGAGCACAGTTTATGGCTGCGCAAATATTAGTAAAGGATGCCTTTCAGGCAGTAAATCCAACCGAAAACGTTAAGCCCGATGAAGATTGGGGCAAAGCTATGATTAAGTGTCTTAATGATCTGTTAGACTGCCAAGCCATTTTAATGTTACCGGGTTGGCAAGAAAGCCCCGGAGCAAGAATTGAGAGAGATTTTGCTGAGCGTATTGGCATGCGAATTCTTACCATTGAGGATGTTAACCCAAGATTACACGATTGCGAATGCGACGAGACACTTGTGGTTGTAAAAGGTTACGAGGCTTGTGTTATGTGTGGGCGTGTTCGTGAGGCTGAACTTAAAAAAGAAGTAGCATGAAACGAACTTTTCCGACAGAATTTCAATTTTTAGGCAATACCGATAGTAAATATATTATACGCGTGATTGCTGACGTATTTAAGGTTGATTTTAATGCAATTTTCACCCGCACAAAATACCGTCCTGTTGCTGATGCTCGTCAGGTATCGGCGGTTCTTTTGAACAAACTGAAAGGTTTTACTCATCAGGATATTGCTTGGTTGCTAGAACGTGACGTTAGTATTGTTTCTTATTCTAAGAAGGCTGTAAAAGATAAATTCGAATCAGACAAGGAATTTGCTGCAAAGTTTAATAAGGCTTTATCGCTTTTGATGGTTGGTAGAAATGGAGGAACACCAAAAGTCTTTGAAAACTTACAAGATTGTCTTGATCAATTGGAATTGTGCAACTATAAAGATGAGTATGGGCAATGCTTGGAAATGAACGTTGCATTTATTCAACTTAAGCATTACGCCAGCAAGAACAATATTACTCTTAAAAAAGTGTGTCCGCATTGTGGAAGTACAAAAGTAATCATGTTCACATCTGATTCGGATATGTGTCAGAACTGTAAAAAAGAGATCCTACCATGAGAGCAGTAAAACGAGCATTAGAACTGACAGGGAATTACGAGTTTCGCTCAAACTTTTGGGGTTCATTGGTACTGTATGTCGAAAGGGAGTTTGAATATGTTGACACCATAGACTCAACAGTTTCACCATCCTTTACACTTTGGCAAAAAGCCACCCCAAAAGATTTAAAAGAACTGGATTTGAGATAATTAATTACAACTCTAAAAGAAATGTTTAAAAGATTAAAACTAACAAATACAAAAAAACTTAAGAGTACTGCTAGTAAGTACAATCGTAAGAAGTTTAAAAAGCATGTGTTTGCTCTTATTCGAAGAATGAATAAAAACATTAAGGATACGGCAAACAAAGGTGAATTTATCTATCGCTTTAAGATAAGCGACGATTATAACACCAATTTCGACGAGGCACGTGTAGCCTTTAGGTGGTTTCGAAGGTACTCAGGGCTTACCATTTCCCATTATAAAGAAGAGTCTAATCAATATGAGTCGAAAAAAAAATTAACACATAAATGGGTAAGTGCTGTTAGTATGGATGTATCCTGGGCTTAAAAATTCATAACTCTAAAAGTTAGAAAAGCATGACACGAACTGAAAAAGAAGCAAAAGAAATCAAAGAGCTTAGAAACGGTCTGAAGAGGCAAGTTTCAGAGCTTGCCAGACTTGTGTTTGAAGATTCACTTGAGGACTTTAATAGAAAGTTCTGTATGACACTTGAGGTGTGCCATACTCATGTAGGATTACGCATTCATGATACTAACACATGTGATGGAATTGAAAATGTTGAAATGTATGGCTTAGATGACATCTTCGAGCCAGTAAACTTCATACACCCACTGGAAGGAATTAGACGAAATGTTAAGAAGGCTGATATTAAACTAAAAGACATGAAAGCCTTATTTCTTAAATACAAAAAACTTAACAACAAATAAAATGACAAGAAAACACGATAGACTAAGAAAGAAAGTAGGAAAAAACCAAATGCGTTATCCACAGGAAGCCTTTGCCGAGGTTGATGTAAAAGCCTTGGGGGATGCTCCTGAGTGGATGACACGAGCGTTTAGAAACAATTGGTACACGGTAATGATTAACGACAATGCCCAAACCGATAAAGGCACGGCAATTCGTGCCATGGTACAAAATCATTCTGATACTCCAATTCGAAACCATTGGGCCGAAATGCAGAATATCAAAAACAAGATATTTGGAGAGGAAGCCGTGGCGGTTGAGTACTACCCTGCCGAGAGTGAAATGGTAGACGATTTTAATATTTATTGGATGTGGGTTTTCCCGGAAGGCACGCTTCCGGTGCCAATTAATAATTAACAATTAGTAATTAATAATGAAAAAGGCGAAAAAGTTAATGGAGGAATGCAAGGCAAGGAACCTGAATTGCTCAATTACTTACCAACGAATGACCGATTACTCAGTTGAGGTTTACACTGGCTACGGTAAGAGCTACAAAAAGGTGTTTTATACAGATGGTCATATTAAGCCTAAAAAGGCAATTAAAAAGGGGCTTTTGTTTCTTCAACGATTAAGTGATTGATATGAGGAATAAAAAGAAGAGTGAGCCGAGCGCTTGGCACGTAATCAGGTTTGTAATTATTACCGCTACAATAACAGCAATTGTATGTAGAATTGTTCCTGAAGGGTTTAAAGTAAGCGTAGCTTTTTGCCTCGGCAGCTTTCAAATGATAATCTATTTTGAACGGTATATAATAAAGAAGTAAGATGGCAAACAAAGAGATAATAGATCCTGAAAGACTAAAAGAAATGTTTGCAGATCAACAGCAAGAACGAAAAGCATTCGTGCTGTTGCCAAGCATTGAAGGGTTTACGGTTTTTGAAGTAGAAATAGGCTGTGCAAAGTTAGCTTTAACGGCACAGGCATTAAAAGAAAACAATGATGCATCAACCAAAAAAAGACAGAACGACAAGCCCGCCCAAAGGTAAAAGTGTTCACTTGGGTAAATGTAGAGTTTCGGGCCAATTTTACGCCATGATAGTTCATATGAGTATTCAATTGGTGGCTGATAAAACCTATGGAATTGTTGGTTTAGAAAATCCTGATAAGGTTTTACAGCAACTTAGTGAACTTGGAGTTAATGTAAAGGCTGAGCCTATGTATGCAAGTAGTCCGAAAGTAATTGGTTATTGCAACACAGGTGATGAAATTGACTTTATAAAAGAATTGAGAAAGCCAAAGCAGATCGGTTATGTTTTTTCATTAATTAAAAATCAAAACAACAAGGAAATGGCAAAAATAGGAACAATTGAAGTTTATAAACTATCCAACGGAACAAACGAATTTATCACTCATGATTTGGATGGAATAGTACACGAATTAGAGAACATGGAGGCAGGCGAAAAGTTTACGGTTTCGTTTGAAGAAATGAACAATGATGAATTTGTTAATTTACCTGAATTTGAAGGGTGGTGAAAAAAGAAAATCGATAAAAGAGACGCATTGCCATGCGTCTCTACACAAAACAAATTATTATATTTACAAAAAGACCCTAAGAAATGGCGTACAACCGACGAAACTACTTAATTACTGTTTTGGAAATACAGGAAGTTTATTTAAAGCATCGTGATAACCACACGCAAAAGTGGATATACGAGAATTTAATTTATCCGAACTGGCGAATTTCACAACGTACGCTTACCAATTATTTAAGTATTAACGCCCGCAAAGAATTGAAGGAACTTGATGCGGAGTTAGTAAAGGTTTAAAATATTTAATATCACAACTCATGAAAAAGCTATTACTATTAATCGCAATTTTTGCCCTTTCTTTTGGGGCAAATGCTCAACAAAAAGCCTTTGGCGATTACTATTTTGGAATGACTAAAAAAGAGGCTAAAACGGCCTTTAAAGCCAATAAGGAAAACCACAGAATTGAAATAGGTGGTTGGGAATTTATTGCTACTCCTTTTAATTGTGAATTTGGTGCCGATGGTTTGTGTCAGGTATCTATGTATCCACAAGCTCAGCCAATGAAAATGTATTTGGATAGAGGGAATACTGAGTTATTGCTGAAGGAAATTAAAGACATTTTTACGGCAGCCGGATACGAAACCGAAAAGGAACATGTTTTTTGGCCTAAACCTAGCCTTATGGATGGTGATTCGTATTGTATTATAATGCGTAGTAAGGCAACACAAAAGTTTGTGATTGTGCGTATGCCTAATGTTATGAAATCGATTCGTGACAACTACGATGTTTGGATTGACATTGTGCCACAAAGTCACGCCGATAAACTGGCAGAGATGAAAAATAAGCGTGTGAATGATAAGGCTGATGAATTAAAAAGTAAGTTGTAGTATGGAAATCCTTGATTTTTTAACAACAAACTGGAAATACTTAATGTCCGCAGTTATACCTGTGGGCATTTTTATTGCGGGTATGTATTTTCAAAATAGAACTAGAATTAAAGCTAATCTTGAAATAAGATTGATTACAATGGATGGTGTGATACAAAATTCAGTCGATCTTATAGCTGTAAATTTAGGTTCAAAGAAAACCTATATAAAATCATTTGGATTCATATTTAACGGCAAGCAAATACCTGTTAAAATGCTTGATCTTAATGAAGATATACCAAATCATGTTTTTGACGTAGAAAAGAATTATCCAATATTAGGAGCCTTTGCACCTTTAAATGAGGCTCCAAGATTGCTTTTAAAGAATTGTAATAGTTTGGAAGGTGGCCAGATGGCTGTGGCTTTTTTTGAGGCATTCGACTTAGAGGATACAATATTTGAACAAAAGACTAGAAACGTTAAGGGGTTTATTGAACTTCAAAATGGGAAAAAGAAAACTGTATCCATAGATATTGAAAAGCTCATAGAAATAAATAAAAGTTTAGACTAAAACAAAAGGCTACCAAAACGGTAGCCTTTTTTAGTATCTTTCGGATATGAACAATTATAAAAGAAACCTATCAAAACGAATTCACAGCAATGTACTTTATGGCCTTGTGTTGATTGCTATACTTGCCGCTTTGTATTTCTTAGGAATTTTATAATAACTTCTTACATTCAAAATCGAGCATCGTAATCATCCAACCTTTGTAGCGGTGCCAATGTTGCCAACCCCTTAAAATCAACTTGTCGGTTAAGTTTTCGCCCTCGCGTTGTGGGATGTGTTGGTCTAACATATCTTGAACCTCAGAGGCAACAGCTTCGTGAGCATCTACCTCGGCATCGGGAATGCCTTCACCATTTTTAAGAATGTTTTGTGTGTACACATGTACGCGAATTCTGACAGGAGCTCGGCGTTTCATTTTACTGATATCGTCGAATTGTAATTTATCGGGAAATTCGATAAAAAATCCAACTCGGAAAGGCCAACCCGCTTCCTCGTATTGTACATTGTACCATTGGCAATCTTCACCTGCTGAAATGGTGTTTAATTGGCCTTTAATGTCTTTGTAAATGTTGTTTAACATTGGTTTGTGTGTTGCGTAAAGACGCACGACAGTGCGTCTCTACAGATTATTTGAATATGTCGTCGGCTAGTTTGTCTAGCTTGTTTCCTATGCGAGAGTCTATGGCTGCACTTGGGCCTATCATTTCGCGCTCGGGCATTTTAAAGCCCGGAGGTCTACCTGCTTTTAATCCTTCGTTGTGAACGGCTGCGTAAGGCAATGAACTTGTAAAGGCTACCTGCGTGGCTGTTGATGTGGTTTCGTTATCCCATGAGCGGCGAAGCTTGCCAGTTTTTTGCAACATGCCGTGCTGTTTGCCTCGCCTTTTGCCTTTGGTGTAATTGCGCAAAGTGGAGCGTTTACGGCTTTTCCACTTTTTGTATTTACCCGGCGATGTTTCGAAGCCACGATGTTTAAAATTATCGTGAATGAAATCAAGCCCCTCAACTTTGGCAATATTGGGCAAGCGCCTTACCATTTGAGGTATGCGTGTTTCAATTTGCCTTAGTTTTCGTTGAAAGCTGTTATTCATTGCAATGAGTAATTAATAATGAGTAATTAACAATAGCACCCCTCTGCCTGTCGGCATCTCCCCTAAAAGGGGAGAAATGTTTATTGTAGTTTCTTCTCAAGTCCACACTTAGTACATCTTTTATGAGTGTAACATCCAAGCATTTTAATCCTCCTTTAGATATTGAGTTAAAAATTTATTTGCCTGATCCGTGATTTGTTTAGACTCTTTTTTGTCAACATCGGCTTGATATCCGTTGCTATCTGCAAAGAGTTTTTTGTCGATACCCGGATTGAAATCAAAGCCTTTGTCTGGCTTATCTGCCTCGGGTTCCTTGGTTGGTTCCTTGTCGGTTTGTGTAACTGAACAACGGCAGCCCCAACCGTTTGGCGGATAATATTTGTTCCAAAACTTGTCGGTAATTGGCAAAACGGTGCCGTCGAGCTTGGCATGTTCAGGGCGTGTTTTGCTATCGCCAACCGCTCGGTATTCCAAATTTGGATACAAGTCGGCATTTTCGGCAAATCCTTCCCATTTTACAGCCATTTGAGCATTAGCCACCGCCTGATCGTATTCAGTCTTTAGCCACCTTTTGTTGTATTGCTCGGTAATTGGCTGAGCTGCCTTTTTAAATTCGTTCCAACTTACTGGCTTGCCATCCTTGTCTGTTAGTAAATCGCGTAAGGCCGCCTGTTCGTTGTGGTTTTTAAATGCTGCAAAGCTTGCTGCATTTGCCCTTAGTTCCTCAGCCAGTTGGACATATTGGTAATCGGTGGTAAATTCAAGGCCCGCCTCTTCAATCGATTTTACCAAGCTTTCGAAATTGAGTAGCCACATTTCGTAATCGACACCTGCAATACCTTTAAAGAATCTTTTTAACCAGGATTCGAGCGGGTTGCTTTCGGCCTTTACGTTTGCCAAGGATACTGATCTACCGGGCTTTTTTTTTTACCACCCTCGTCTGGATCATCTACCACTGCATCGTCTTTTTCCTTTGCGGTTTTTGGGTCGAGCTGTGGAAAGCGGAACTCAGCATTATCAGGAATTGGATAACCGTGGTAGCGCAAGAATGGGAATAACTCAAAGTTGATGACATTGGAAATACGGCGCAATCTACTGGCGTGGTAATCATCCAGTATGCCTTCGTGAACCTCGGCAGCACCAACATAAGCCTTTTCGTCGGATGTTCCTGTTTGTCCGTTGATCATTTTGGCAATTTCCTGATTGCACACTTCAACATTATCCTTGTAAATCAAATGTCCGCTCCCGGCGCTCGAATCTTCCAAGGTTTCAATCACGTCATCGGAGTCAACAATCATGTATCCATTACGCGAAAAGTTAGCAGCCGCACGTTCCTTTTTATCCAACTCGGTTTCGTCGTCGGAATCGGTTTTGTAAATAACGCGAGGTGCTCCCCATTTTTCGGAATGCTGTGCCCAATCGCCACGAGAAAACCCTTTTAAAATTACCTCTCTGCTGATTGCTTCAAGTAAACCAATGTCGTCGGTTTCTCCCATTTCGAAAAGAAAAAGCGCCTCAGGATCATCGCCAAGAGGAATGCCGGAAGTATCGGTACTCTCAATTATAATATTGCGATTGAATGGGTAAATGTTGGTGCGCGGGAAAACCTTGCAGCCAAGGAACTCGCCATTCTCATCTTGTTGTCCAAACTCAACAACTGTGTAGCCCCACTTTTCGGCTTCAAAGCAAATCTTAATCCATTGAGCAAACCAAGGTTTACAAAATAGCTTGGTAAGATCTTCAACCTCTTTTTTATCAATTTCCACAACAAAAGGAGCTGCCTGTAATTTGTTAACAGCGGTTTGAGATTGAGTAATAACCTGCCCATCCTTAACCGCTTTTTTGTAAATCAAATACAACTTTTCCCACGATGGGTTACTTGTATCTTGAGCCTCGTCAACAGCATCGTTTAAATTGCCAATTTCCATAACAACACGATCGGGCTGTGGCTTGTTTACCTCATTACTCATGCGTTTGCTATTTTTAGCTGGCGCAGTCTGCTTTGAATCTGTTGACTTGTTTAATAATCTATCTAATAATCCCATGCTTAACCAATTTTAGAATATGCTATTATTGCGTGGAGCATCGCCACCGCTTCGAAATTTGCTTTTGTTTGTGCCATCGCTGGATTTTAATGGCTTAAGGGTTGTGTGCATTTTACCTGAGGAAATGGCACGAATGTCTTTTACCTCTTTGGTATAGTTTGAATCCACTCGCTCGGGTATTTCATCATCAATAACCGTGTTGTAGAGATAGAAAACTGTAATGGTAACCATCATGCGCTTTATTTCTTCATTGCGCTGTGCTCCTACTTTCCCCAATTCAGCATCTATATCAAATCGCCCGCGTAAGGTGGCAAGTTCACTAATAGCCAATTGCTCGGCTTCATTCAGATTTTCATCATTCTCGCCGCGAAGCCTATTCAAAACCGTTGTTGAAATAGTGCCTTTAAAATCCTGTTCAGTTAAAAAATCCATCAATATGAGGTGTTAAACATTAATAATAAATTACATTGCTGATCTGCTATGCTGACGGGCTGATTTACCCATCCTTGCGCTTTTCCCACTTCCGTTGCCTTTGTTTTTTCCTTTGAACTTGTCGAGTTTAAAAATTCCACCTTCAACACTATCGGGGCCGTCGTCGTGTTCAGCACTTGGAAAACCTAAAAATTGATTTCTCAATTCTTGCATATCAATACTATGTTTTAATGCTTGATTGAACCTGATAAATCCCTGTTCGGTTAAGGCTGTAAGGTCTTCGATTCGTGCGGTTTTATCGGGCTTTTTGCGTCGGTCGGGCCTGATGCGTAGTGTTTCGCCGCGCTCTTCACCCAATCGCCAATACTCTTCCAACATTAAGTCTTGAATAAAATTGGCCTCCATATAATGACGACAAACCCGATTACCTGGTATCAGGTCGCCAATGTTGTAATGTCCCCTTACCATTTCGGGTGTGGAGCACTGACGGCAGAATACCGCAATGATATCGTAGTATCGGCCTGTTTTGCCGATTAATACAATACTTTTGAAATCTGATTTTTTTGAACCCTTGTAAGATGGGTCGTTGTAAGTAATCAGTTTGTCGTATTGAGATATTGGTAACACTTTAACCCATGGCAAATGCTCCTCGCGGAATATCTTACCAACCACAATATGCTCATGAAAAAACTCACGCAAACCGATTCGATACCCTTGGCGATTCATCTTTTTAATGATTTGATCGCGGGTGTATCTTTCCTTCCAAGCGGGAACCCCTTTTTCGGATAAATCCTTTTTGCGTGTTTTCGGATTTTCGAGAGCGAACACTTTAGAGTGGTAAAGGTCTTTTCGTTTAGGATCATCAGGCTCGATATCACCCACAACTTTAGCCACCACACTCTTTTTATGAATACGGTTACCCAAACCAATTAGGCGGGAGCCTGTATTTGGCATGGCTCCATAAAAGTCTCCTAAAATCCAATCGAGGGTTTCGTCAACACGTTCCTCGTTCTTTACCAAAACAGCATCGTCGATATCATCGAATACACCATAATTGGGACGCTTTTCGGCATTTCTTGTACCACGTGGCGACTGCCCACGACCAAAGGCCCAAAAGCCAATACCATCGGCAGTAATAAAGTAACCATCTTGCCAGTTACCAAGTGAGAACTGTTCGCCAAAATCGTTTATGTATCGCTTGTTATATACCAATTCGGCCTGAACATCGCCCAATAAGATTTTAGCTTTTTTTTCGTTGGCACTTGCCAGCATCATACCAGTAAGCTCGCCATTTGCTTTAAGGAAAAGCGGCAATATTACATCATAAATAACTGACTTTGCATGCTCACGCGGATACTCAAGCATTGCAAATATATCGGGGTTTTCGATAATCTTTTTGGTATCTCGCTTGTGGAAGTAGGCAAAATCAGAATCGATAAAATGTCCAAAGTAGTACTTGGCGAATTTATCAAAGCTCTTTAATAAACCCTTGATTCGCTTTTTCTTTTGGCTCTCGGTTTCCCGATCCATTGGAGTGGCTCGCTGAATGCTTTCTTTCTCCCTTTGCCATGCTTCAAATTCTTTGCGAGCTTTCGCATTCCATTTTGTATCCATAGTTAAAGAGATTTGCGTTTTTCATTTAAATACTTGTCGATAGGTTCAACAATATTTTGAGCCATTACAAGATTTTCCTCTTTAAGCCACACAGAAAATTCACGAAGAATCCGCACAATAGCCGACCAATCCAATTCCTTACCCTTTACCGTTGTAAACAACTTTTGAACAGCATCGATTTCCCCTTTAGGGATTAATAGTTTACCAAGTTCCTCGGTGTTTAGGCTGTCGTTAAGCTGTTCGCCTAACTTTTCGGATATCATTCGAATAACCGTGGTTTGGTGTGCCAATGCGGTAAGGGCATTTTCTTCGGAGGTAGTTCTTTTAATTGAATGGTCTAAACGCTTTTTTCGGAGGTCGCCCTTGGTAACATGTTTTGAAATTGTTGCCTCGCTCAACCTCAAGATTCTAGCTATATCTTTTTGCTCATACCCCTCTTTAAACAGGAGTGCTATTGCCGCTTCTTTTGTTAGTTCCATTCTCTTTTTTGTGGTAAAATTCGCAATTCGCGAACTGAATAACGAAAAAGATGGAAAGGCTTGCTGCAATTGGCGCAAGCTATGCGCAATTAATTGATAAACCCACCAAAACTATTGAATTTTGAGAACTGAAACGAGTACGCAAATTGCGACACAATCAGATGAATTACCATTTATCAACAAAACTAACAGACCTATAATGGAGCTAGAATTTACCAAGATTAAAAACAAGGAAACCAGTGTGGCAACCATTTCCCTTTTTGGAGAATTGGGAGATCAGGAAGGTGAGATTAACGGACACCATTGGGCACACGAATTCAATTGGCTTGATAGAAATTTCGATAATATTAATGCACACATTAATGGTTTTGGTGGCAGTATTGGAATGGGTTTAAGTGTGGTGGCTAATATTATGGGGGCCACTTCGTTTGTAAGTACCATTAATGTTGGTGTGGCTGCCAGTATGGCTGGTATTATAGCTTTGCTTGGCGATAAGCCTAAGATGTACGACTATGCAAAGCTGATGTTACACTCCCCTTACTACGCCGATGAGAATGGCGAAAAAGTAAAGAATCTATCCGCGAAAGATCAAAAAGCACTTAAGGCCCTTAAGGATATTCTTGTGCGCTTGCTAATGAAGCGTGGGAAATCTGAGGAAGAAATCAATAAGATTTTGAAGACCGATACCTGGTATTCGGCAGAGGAAGCACTTGCCGAGGGCTTTATTGATGAAATCATAGTTACAGGAAGAAAAAAAGAGTTAGCGGCACTTGAGCCAATGGCACTTGTGGCAAAACTCAACGATGAATACAAACCTAAAAAAGAACGCAAAATGAAAACTGTAATTGCAGCGTTGGGCTTGCCAGAAGACAGTAATGAGCAGGCCGTATTGGAAGCGGTTAACAACTTGCAAAAGGATGGCGGGCAATCGCCTGATTTAAGCCAAGCTGTTGACAAGCTTATTGACCTTGGAAAAGCCAAGGGCAAAGTGACTGAAAAAAACGAGAAGTCGATAAGAAAATTGGCTGACACCGATTTTAACTTGTTTGTTGACTTCTTAGACCTTGAAGGAACACCAACAGGTGGCGAAGGTGGTCAAACACGCATTACTGATGTGTTGGCAGAGTTAAGAGGCCAAGGTGGAACTGGTGGTGAAGGTAAAAACAAGGAAAAGACTTTTGCTTGGTTTGAGCAAAACGATCCTGATGCTTTGGCAAGAATGGAGATTTCTGAGCCTGAGAAGTTCAGAAAACTTAAAGAAGCGGACGACGCTCTTTACAAGTAATTGATTTGTAAATCTTAATTCTAAATAAAAAATGGACGAACAAATTGTAAGATATCCGTTTGGTGAAGCTTCACAGCTTAGCCTTTCAGCATCCGGCGCACAGGATCTGGAAATTGTAAACTCGGTTACCGTTGTAGACGGTGCTACGGTTGAAGCGACCGCAGATCGTACCATCAATTTAACAATTGATGAAAATGCAAAAGTAGGCGACCGCATCCTCTTTAAGGTGAAAACCAATGCAACTGAAAAAACCATTTTCGGCTCTGGTATTACTGGTGTTACTATTGATGGTGTTGCGGGTAAAACCAAAACTATTGAATTCGTTTTTGACGGTGCTGGCTTTGTTCCTGCAGGCGCGCCTGTTCAGATTGACTAACCTTATAAAATTGTGAAAGATGGCACAAATTAATCCTATTAAATATTCGAAGGAATTGCAAAAGCAAATCTTCCCAAACAATTCTTTCTATAAGAAATCTGTTGGGGAGTCAGGTGTAGCGGATAATGTTACATCTGTTGAGAGACCTGTTCAGGGGTCAATTGGAAAAGCTAAAAAAGGCACTCCAAAAACTTTGCCTTTGCCAGTTAAAACCGCATTGGATAGCTCCGACAGTTATGCTGTTGATTTGGTTTATGCAGATCCGTTGTTGATTAACAATCCAACCGACTTTGCTTTGAATTACAATAAGCGTACTACCAAACAAGCGCAGCAAGCTTCTGTTATTGAAACAAAGTGTGCTGATATTGCTGTAGTAGGTTGGGCACCAACTGTAGCGGCTCAAATTATTAAATCAACAGGTGCAGGCCGTGCTTCGAATGTTGTTGGTTTAACTGGTAACCGTAAGGCAATCACCAAAGATGATATGCTTAAAGTGAAAAACCTTTTAATGCGTATGAATGTTGATGGTCAAGGTGGTGAAATGTGCATGTTGGCAACACCTGACGCATATACTGATCTTTTGAAAATCGACGAGTTTGTTGATTATGAAAAAACGGGTAACACTTCCAAGTTAGCGGAAGGAATTATCGGGCGTGTATTAGGTATCAATATCTATTACAGAAGCACTGAGGAAGGCCATACAGGTTTATTATATACCAATGCAGGTACTCCTGTGAAGAAAAGCACTGAGGCAGTAATTGCCACAACCGATCGCCCAGGTAACTTGTTTTGGAACTCTAACATGGTGTGCCGTGCAGAGGGTAAATTAACAACTATTGTGAACGAGAAGGCTCCTGGTTACATGGGTGGAACCATTATCGAAGCACAAGTTCGTTTTGGAGCTTCAACGGCTCGCGAAGATCAAAAAGGTGTTATCGCTTTAATTGAGGATAACGCTGCATAAACTTAAAAACCTTTAGAGTTGTGATAGGTCGCCCTGCTTTCTCCCTTCGAAAAAGGGGCGACCACTTTCCAAATTAACCCAATACCCCCAACCCTCTAAAGGGGGCTTTAAAAACCACTTTGTATGTCAAGAGATATTCAAGATTTACACCCAGTAACAGCGCAAAAAGCTTTAAAGGTTATCGCCATTTGTGAAGCTAAAGGCGTTGATATTTTAGTTTATAACACCCTGCGAACATTGGAGGAACAAGCCAAGTTTTACCGCCAAGGCAGATCGTGGAGCGTGATTAGAGTTAAATGTCTAAACCTTAGAAATGCTGGTTACGGATACCTTGCCGATATTATTGAAAGGGTTGGGCCACAAATGGGAACCAAAAAACTGACTAATGCAGCACCGGGCGAAAGTTGGCACAATTTGGCTTATGCTTTCGATGGTGTTCCGTTGATTGGTAAAAACCCGGCTTGGAGCTATAAAGGCAACGAGGAATTGTGGGAAACTTACGGTAATGTTTGTAAAGAAGTTGGTTTAACATGGGGCGGAGATTGGAATTTTAAAGACTACCCACACGCTCAGGAACACAGCGAAACCAATCCTTTAAATGTGTATGGCCCTGAGGCTTTGCGCAAGCTTTTGGAAGAAAGGGGGCTTTTATGACAATGCAATGGCTCACCATCGCTGTTATAACAGGCGCATCAGCACTTATTTTCTTTGGTTTTAAAATGATGGTTACAAGGTTCGACCGACTAATACAGGAGGTACAAGGATTAAAAGAGGTAACTGTTAATCAAGATGGAAAAATTAGAGAGAATAGACGAAGGATCGACAAGCATGATGAAGATATAAAAGATCATGACCGAAGAATTCGTGAAGTTGAATTAATACAAGCAAGAACTGGCAAATAAACATCATTTAAACATGGCTAAAAAGGCATTTAAAGATACAAAGGTTGGCAAGTGGCTAAGTAAAAAAGCCCCGGGCATTGTTAATGCGGTTGGTGATGTTTTTCCACCTGCAAAACTTTTGAGTCAGTTGGTAAAGAACGAACCCGAAATAAGTCCTGAGGACAAACTTGAGTTTGAGAAATTACTGGCAGACACCTACGCTGATGAGTTGGCCTATCATCAACAAAACACAGCTAGTGCTCGCGGCATGTATCCACATAGTAAAGAAATGACCGATTGGCTTGCTAAAAGAATTATGAACTGGAATTTACCAATGTTGGCGCTTTTGATTGGGGCTAACATTGCTTGTGTTTATTATTTCGATTCGGTGGCTTTGGCTTTAATCTCAAATGTAATTGGTCAGGTTATGCAAATGTTGATTAATGAACGCACAACGGTAGCCAATTTTTTTCTTGGAAGCTCTAAAGGAAGTAAGGAAAAAACTCGTGAATTATTAAGTAAAAACGAAAGTACAAACCAATAAAAAAAGGAAAAATGAAAAAATTGATTTGCTTTTTAATGATTGCATTCGTGGCTTTTGTAATAAGCCCAATGGTTGCCATGGCTGAGACTGTGGCAAGTGCAGCGGTTGAAAACTCAACGAGTATCGATATCGCATCCTACTTTGCAACGGTACCAGGATTAGTAAGCTTGGTGATAATTGTTACCCAATTCTTAAAAAAACTGCTTAAAACTGAGGGGGTAAAGACTCAGATTTTATCGTGGATAATCGCTTTGGCTTTGTCGTGTGTTGGGTATTTTCTACAGCTTGGAATATTTGTGGGGGCTGCATGGTACTGGATTATAATTTATGCAGCGGCTGCGGGACTTATAGCTAATGGTATTGCAACAAAACATGTGGTTGAGGCAGTGCTGAATTTGATAAAACCTAAACTTACTTAATCATGTCAAACACCGGAATTATTGACGGTGGCGATATTCTCGTGTATGTAGAGACCGCCGCCGACACTTGGACAGCAATAGGACACGCTACCAGTTGTAAACTTGGGGGTTCCACTTCGTTTCGCGAACGCAGAACCAAGGATACAAATGGGAAAGAAAGCGCGCCTGATGAAACTGAAACTCAAATCTCTGTTGAGGCATTAGCCTTATATGATGGTTATAGCTTTTTCGACATGTACGAAAAAATGCTAGCTAAAGAGATGCTTAAAATTAAGTATGCTCCAAAGGATTCAGTAGCCCAAACTGGGGATAAATATGTAGAGGGTAATTTTTGGATTGAGAGCTGTGAAAGAAACGATAATGTGGCTGAGGATTCAGTTGTTTCTATTGCTTTCAAACAGAAAGAAACCCCAACAGTAAAAACAGTTCCTGTTTAAAAATTAATTGATAATAGAAAAAGGCAGACGGCTCTGTCTGCCTTTTTTTTAACAACTCTAAATCATGGCAGAAAAGAAATCACAACCAAAAACACAGGTAGAATATAACGGCAAAACATACCCTTATTATCAAACCAATCGCGGGATGTTTGATTTTGAAAACTCAGAGTTTACCGCGGAAGATCTTAAAACAAGATCGAGAAGTGCAATGTTGGCACAGATCTATTATCAATTAAGGGATTGTGCAAAACGAGCGGGAATGGTATTCGAAGATAGTTTCGATGATTTTGTTGATAAATCCGAGCCTGAAATTATTCAGGTTTTTGAACGCTTACTAGAAGAGGCTGCAAAACTAACAAAAGGCGAAGAGGGAAAAAATTAAAAAGTACTCCCGCACGGGAGCTTAGCTTGACAGAAATGATGGGCATCGCTGTCGGTGAGATGGGGTTAAGTCTTGAAACATTTCTAAGCTTAACCCCTTTCGAGTTTCAAGAATGCTACTCGGCTTATTTGAAAAAGCTGAATAACGACAGGGAGTGGGAGTACTTAAAATCGATGAGAGTAGCAAGGAGGCAAGTGTTTAGAACGCTTTGTCCTCCACCCGGAAAGCAAATTAGTGAATTTGATTTGTGGGAATTGCCGGGTGATAATGAAATAAAAGACCATCAGAACGAAAAGACTGGTGGTAGCACCAAAGAACGATATGAGGAATTAAAAGAAAAGTGGAATAATGAGTGATAAAACCTATAAATATGTACTTGACTTTGCAGCCAAAACCGACAAGTTTAGGCGCGAAGTTAGCGGCATTGATGGCATGTTAAAGAGTGCTGCTGTTGCTGCTGGGGCTTTGTTTGCTGCTGACAAGATATTTGATACTGCCGGGGCTGCGGCTGAGTACGCAGGTGAAATTTCCACTATTCGACAAAGTATTGTGAAATTACAAGACATTCAGGGTGCTGCCTTAAACGAGGCTGCGGGTGGAGCTATGGCTTTAGCCAATACTTATGATGCTGATGTAAACGAATCGATTGAGGCCAGTAATGTATTGATGAAGGTCTTTAAAGAAAATTCACAAGAGGCGTTCGATGTTTTGAATAAAGGTTTGTCGACGGCAGCCAATAGCAATGGCGATTTGTTGAATCAAATAAAAGAATATTCTACACATTTCGAAGAGGCTGAAATATCGGCATCGCAAATGGTTGCCATTATTGCCGAGGCTAATAAAATGGGCGTTTGGGATGACAAGGCAGCCGATGCGATAAAAGAAGGAACCATACGTTTGCGCGAAATGACAAAGGCAACACGTGAGGCCCTTGATGGTATTGGTTTAAGCTCTTCGAAAATTCAACAGGATATTGCGAGTGGCTCGACGAGCATGTTTGAAGTATTACAACAAGTTAGTGCTAAGCTTGGTAATATGGAAAAGAACAGCCCGGCTGTTGGTGCGGCATTGGCTGATATTTTTGCGGGACCAGGTGAAGACGGTATACAATTCATTCGTACGCTTGCCAATATCAATACCAACTTAGATCAGGTTGTTGAAAATTCGGGAGAATCGAGTGCGGCACAGCAGGCATGGGCGGAACAATTAAAAGAGTTTCACACCTTAGGTGCTAAGGTTTTTGCAGATTGGAACAAATGGATATTAGATATTAAATCGAAAGCTTTGGCTTTGGCTAGTGGTATTGTAAATAATATGGATAGCATTACCAAAGTGGTTAAAATTGGGGCTGTTGGTTTCGGAGCTTACAAAGCGGCAACTATAGCGGCAAGTGTTGGAACCGTAAATTACTCGCGCGTATTGGTAAGAGCTAGAAAAGCTCAGCAAGCACTTAATCTTGCAATGAAATCGAACCCGGTTGGTTTGATTGCAGGCTTGTTAGCAACAGCCGCAGCCGCTTACCTTACTTATAGTATTGATATTGATACGGCAACGGCATCGCAACGCAAGTTTAATGAAGCACAGGAACGAGGCGCATCATTGCTTTCGGATGTAAGTGCCATTGAGGATACTTACAAAGTTATAAATCATTTGAACAAGCGACAGTTAGAGGATTTTAAAGTTCGTGCTCAACAACAGTTGCAAACATGGGAAGATGTTCAAAAGAAAGTAACCGAAACGGTTTATCAGGAATATAGAAAGCGTAAATCTGCCATTTCGAAAGAAACTGACGAAATAACCAAAAAGCTAATGGCCACGCAAGGCTTACAGGAATCTGCCGCACGCAGAGAAGCTGAAAAAACAACGGCATGGAAAGTTAACCAGTTGCGTCGATGGTTTAACGATTCGGTTGAGAAGCAAGAAGGTGTTACCAGTAAGGAAATAGTTGAGAATCAAACTCGCCTTAAGAACTATATCAGCACAGTAAATGAAATGCTGAATGCAAACACTAAGGCATCTAAAAACACCGCTCCTATTCTTTTGGATTTCAAATTGAATATTGATGATGGCGACGATGAAGTAATTGGCGATGATTTGGAGATTGACGACAGTTACGACAAACTGATGGAGCGATATGGTAAACAGGTTAAGGCAGCCCAAAAATGGAACGAAATGTTTGGGAATAGCTTTAATGCAAATCGTGAAGAAATTGAACTAACCAAACAAGCTATTGAGGCTTTGATTGATGAAGGTTTTGCCCCGGGTGATGCTTCAATTCAATCCTTAATTGAAAAGCTTGATTTGTTAGAAAAGAAGTTTACCGGGCCACAAAAGGCAATGGCTCAATTTGCTGCCCGAATGGAAGATATGAAAACCACAGGAGCGGAAAGCTTTGGCGATTTGGCAAAGGCGGCTGTTAATGCTGCTCGCGAAATTATTAGGGCCTATATAGCCGAAGGTGTGGCTTCGATTATTAAAGATGCTTTAAAGTATTATGGTTGGACAGGCCCGGGAGCAATTGCTTTAGCTGGTGGTTTGGGTGCTGCCGCTTCGACCTTGTTTAATACGATGATTCCCGCTTTTGCTGATGGTGCGATTGTAAGCGGCCCAACCGTGGCACTTACTGGTGAGTATCCAAATGCGGTAAATAATCCTGAGTGGATTGGTAAGCGATCGGATATGTTGGGCGATATGAAAGCAGCTGTGCGCGAAACTGGTGGCGGTGGTGGTAATTTCATTTTCAGGTTTGAAAATGGTGCTCTTGTGGCTTACCTCGAACATGAAAACCGTAAAGTTGGAGGGTTTGCATAATGGCTACACACTTACTAAGATTCCAGGGAGAATGGCAAGATAAAAACGGCGGTATGTCGCGTTTCGAAATTTACGAGCGCGACTATGTTGGTGCTCATGAGGAAATGATTGTGCAAGAAGATCCGCTTACGCTTGAGCGTGCCAGCCTAAATAATAAGTTTCACCCGACAATTGGTTCGGGTATTGAATTGAAATTAGAGGCTGCATACGATGGTCAGTATGCAAATTTATACACCAACGATAAGCAAAAGTATAAAGGGCATTTTTACAAGAATGATAAGATAGTTTGGAAAGGCTTTTTGAATTCGGAAATATATAACGAGCAATACGACCGAAATGAGAATTACCCAGTGAGTCTTCAGTTTAATGATGGGTTTAAAGTTATGGAGAGAATTTCTTTTCTCGATGATAATGGACTGCGTTACGAAGGATTAAAAACCGCTTGGGAGGTGTTGTGGATTATCTTGAATAAGCTAGATGTTGGTTACAAGTATGTATATGTTGCTTGTGATGTTTACGCGGAAGGAATGGACACGCTTAGCAGTCCGTATCATCAAATGAAGGTGGATTGTTCCAACTATTACGATGAGAAAGGCGTGCCTATGAATTGCCGCGAGGTGTTAGACTATTTGGTAAAACTACAAAGGGCCATTTGTTTCCAAAACGAAGGCTGTTTAAATATTGTAAGTACTCCTTTGTTTACCGGGAGCTTTGAGCGCAGAAGATATACAAGCGAGGCATCAGCTCAGGTATTGCAAACTGTTAATCCTGTTATTACAATTCCTACTCAAGCGGATTGGTATGCCGCGGATCAGAATATCGATGTTGTATCCGGATTTAATAAAGCAACATTACAGTATTCGCCTTATGCAGACGAGGTAGTTATTGAAAGTTCTAATTTTTCGGAAATTAAAGCATTGCAAGGCGATCCTGATTGGGTTGATGTTGGCGACTATTACGAATTGCAAGGTGTTACAGGTGTTGATGGTTGGAAGTTCCTAAATGGTGCAAGCTTTTCGGGAACCAAAGAGGAAGAAATTGACGACAACGAGGTGTACTTTAAACTTCCGTTTGCTAATGATGACGACAGCGAGGTTTCGTTGGTCGAAAATAACATTAGCGGGGCTTTGGTTACTGGTGTGGTGAACCAAGGATTCAAAGTAAAATTTAAGGTTTATGCAGCTACCAAAAACAACGAGTTTGATAGTTCGGAGGAATCGAAAAAAGTTTTGCGAATTGAGGGGGGCATTGTATTCGAGATTGACAATAAGCGCTTGAAGTATCATAAAAAACCATGGCAAACGGGTGATTTTGACAGTACAAATGTTCGACCAATTGTTTGGAGTTTGTTATTCCATATCGAAAAGCCTGTTAATATTGCCGATACCTGGCAAGAAGTAGAAATTAAGGTGCCAGATAATTGCCCACACGGACGAATTAAGTTGCAAATTCTGAAGCGTTGGCAAGGATATAAGGATGATAGAGGAACTCGTGTTGATAGTGGCGACATTAAGCATATCAGAGTTAAAGATATTGAGGTTAGTCTTGCCAATATTGAAACATACACCGCACAAAGTGGGCGTATTGCTTACAACTATACAGAAACAAGCTTTCCTGACCTCGAATTCGTAGCCAATATGGACGAGAATTGGCTAAACGAGGCTGAAGATATTGAAATGATTCACGGCGATTCGAAGCACAACAACTGTACTGATCGTGGTGGGCTGCATTTGTTGGACAATAGTTTTACAGGTGCTTGGCGTGCTACTGGCGACACTCAAGGCTACGACATTGCTGCGATTATATTAAGATCGCTACAAAGTAATTACCGCAATAGTTTAAAGTGGTTGGGCGGCACTTTGGAAGCTCCTAATTTCTTTAATGGTGATGGTGAAAATATTGATGGAATACTCAGTTTTCACTCAGTACTTACCTATCCGGGAACATCTTTAGGAGATAGAAAATTAATGTGCTTGGGTGGCACCTATAACGATAAGCGACAAACTCTAAAAGGCAGTTGGCTAGAAGTGTTAGCCGATGATTTAACGATTAATATGATTGAGTAATGACGGCAGTTAATATAGAAAAACGAAAGATATTCAAGCGTAGGCGCGATGGTCAGGTGCCGCAAGGTGGTTCTGTTTCGGTTTCGGTTAGTTCAAGTCCATCCAGTTCGGAGGGCGAATTTAATCCGGCTATATTACAAGACTATGCCAAAAAGGTTGATGTACATATGCCAAGCCAAAAGGCATTACTCGATGCTTTAAGTGTTGAAGCTGGCTATATTAAATATCAGGCAGCCGCTCTTTCTGTTGACAATGCCGACAAGTTGGGCGGTGTTGTTGCTGCCAGTTATGCCCGCCGCGATGCTGTTAACACCTACGAATACGACCAAACCATTAACGCCGACCTATATGTAAACGGCAACATCATCCAAAACGGATCGGCTTACGAAACCCATGCCGAGCATTTAAATGTTGAAAATAATTTGATGCAATTAAATGTAGGTGAACCGGGCAGTCAAATAACAGGAGTTATTCCAGGTACCGCAATTGCTTTTAGTGGTATTGAAATCAACCGAGGTGCAGGTGAAGCCTATTATATGGGAGTGGTTGAAGGTGTAAAGCCTCTTTTAAAATTGGGTAAGAAGGATTCTTTGGAAGCCATTGCCACACGCGCTGATGATATCAGTGATGATTGGTTGCTTTCTTGGGATTTGACCAATAAGCGAATTGTAGGTAAAAGACTTGCATCGGATTATTGGCATAAGGATAATTCAAATAAATCTGATTTTGATTGGAATTCCAGAAACCTAAGAGCATACGGTAACCTTACAGTTAACGGATTAGCTAATTTTGCTACTACTGTACAATTAGGGCATAACAAATCTATTCAAGGATTAATTGCAGGCGGTGGTAGTTATGGTAATCTGCTTTCTATGGGTGCTGATAATTATGCACACATTGGTAATAGTTCGGTTACAGAGGGGGTAAAATTATACTCTAAGGGTAATCATTTAAAGTTTGAAACTACCTCAGCAGGTGTTAAAGTTTCAGGTCAAGCATACATCTTAAGAAGTGGAACTATCGCAAATCTTGGCTCTGTAGATGATAATTCTAGTATAAAATTTGGATTGGTTGCCAATAACTATGGTTATGGTATTAGTACGAACCAAAACGGTGGGTTGGATATTATGGCAAATCAAGCTAGTCAACCAATTAGACTATGGTCAGGTACTAAAAACGAAACTCCTACTATGTCTGCCTCATTCTATGGCAATGCAGGAGTTAAGTTGTATTATAATAGTAATAAAAGATTTGAGACTACTAGCACAGGAACAAAAACAGTAGGAAATCATGAGATTACAGGTGTTATAAATGCAGGTGCTAATACTAGCGGTGGCGGTTTGTGGCTTAGTAATTCATCCTATAAAATAGAGGGGGGTAATTATTTTGGTGATATCAGAATAAAAGCACCTGATAGAATCAGAAATTACATAAACGATTCTGTTATTCTAGAATTGACAGGTTTGGGGGCAACAATAAACGGCTATATAGGGTCACCTTCTTATGAATCAGGAATAACTGGTACAGGTTGGAGAATTAGCCAAGCAGCCCACGGAGAATTAACTAATCTGGACATAAGAGAGAGTTTAACTTGCAACACGTTTACAAATAATCAAATCAATATTTCAAATGGTGATTTAATTGTTTCTGACCACGATGAAATTGAAAAAGTATTAGCATCTGGCACTACACACACAAATTTCTATTTCAGTAAAGAACAGCCATTTCAAGCGGGGGACGTTCTTAGATGTCAAGGAAGCAAGCAAGCAGGTAATATTAAATCTTACTATGTAACAGTTGCATCTGTAGGTACTTCAACATCATATAAAGATGATGATGGTGAATTTATGAAGTATGTTAGATGGGAGAACAACAGTAAAACAGGCTCAGGAATACCAGAAGTGGGTGACGTTTTGGTTCGTTGGAATTCATCTGATGCAGCTAGAAAAGGACTTTTATATCTTAGTTCAAGTACTACCTATTCGCCTTTTTATGATGTTGTTTACGACGGGATTACAGTTTCCAGATTTGGAAAGCTTGACGGCATCACGTCTCCGACTTTTGGGGACTTATCGGGATATGGATTTTGGTCTCAAAAAGGATATCTAGAGGGTGGTATAAATGCAAGCTTTGGTAAAATTGCCGATTGGAATATTAAGAGCGATAGAATAACAAAAAGATTCGGGAATATTGATACAACAATAGGAACGCAGGACAGTACATCTATTAAAGGCTTTCACGTTTATCAACACAATTCTACAACAGGGGGCAATCGTGTCTCTATGGGTTATCTTAGCGATGATAACTGGGGTATATGGGGGACTAAAGACGGCTCTAATGTTTTTAGACTTGGTTCGCACAATACAATTGCAGGTTGGGAGTTTACAAGTACTTATTTAAAGAAAGACAATATTTGTATAACAACAGGTGCAAGTGGTATTTATTCACAATCTGACAAAGTTTATTGGATATTGAGACAGAACGGAAGTGGTCATTTAGCTAATGGAAATATTACGTGGGACACTTCAGGTAATGTAACCTTTGGAAGTTCGGTCAAATTACAGTGGGAATCTGGAATAAATTCCGCACAACAAACAGCAAATAACGCTTACGATTTAGCTGACGAAGCTAATGATTTAGCTGTAACAAAAATAACCAGTGAACAAGCTACTGCAATTACTCAAAACACAGTAACAAGTGAGTTTATCAATGGTCAAAACTGTCAATTTACACAGGGCAAGATTGGAAACTTTGATATTAAAAGCTCATCTCTTTATAGTGGTATAAGTGGCAAATATTTAACTCTTCAAAATAGTGAGACTGATTCGGTTCACGGAGGAGCGAGAAGAGGTTTAAGTCTATATAGTGATAATAGTACCTTATCGAGCAGTGGAGCTGTTAAGATTGTACAATTTGGCATGTTGTGTAATAAAGACACTGTTAATCAGTGGGGAGAAACTCCAAACTATGGTTTTCGAATCTTAAGAGGTAATTCTTCATCAACCTACAAAGATATTTTCAGAGCTGATGCGGAAGGTGCTTTTATTGCAGGATGTAATTTTAATGATTCACAAATTTGGGTGGATGATAAATGGAGTTTAAAATCTGATGGATCAGGTTATTTTGCAAAAGGTAATATTGCATGGGATACAGCGGGGAATATCAATTTCAAAGGAAGGTTAACAACTAATAATTCTACAGAAGTTGGAAAAGAAACTCATCATCTATTAATTGATGGAGACGAAATAAATGCCGTTAATGGATCTATTGTGCTTAACCGAAATGCTGACGAAGATCAAAGCATGGTTTGGATTCATGATGGTGGAGCTGGTCTTGTAGCTCACTTCTCAGGGCCTTCAACATCTAATTTCGATGATATTAAATTCTACAGAAAGGTACACATGACAGCCTCTGTAATCGTATCGAGCGATTTGTTTTGTTATGGTATTGATGTGGGTATTGGTGGTATCACTTCTGATGGAAATGCAACCATTAACGGAATACTTGATGCCACTACCATTATGGAAGGCAACCAGTATTTAAGCGATAAATATGCACTTAAAACCGAGCTTGATAGCTATCTGTTAAAAACAGGTGGTACAATATCAAATGGATTAATAATTGGAGGATCAATTACCACAAAAGGAGCTGTAACCGTTAAAACAAGAATTATAACTTACACAACTACATTAACTAACACAGACTATTACGTAACTGCTTCTATGAGTAGTAGTAGCAGTAGAACTGTTTACTTGCCTAGCAACCCAACAGCAGGCCGTGTAATAAAAGTTAAACGCAGAGGAGGAAGTCAACACCCAATAATAAATGGTAATGGTAAATCAATTTATTGGATGGATGCCACACCCGTGAGTAGTATAACTATTGATTGGCGACATGGAGCCGCTTTAGAGTTTATTTACGATGGTGTTTACTGGTGTGTCATTTGTGAAAACTATTAATAGCAACAGGTTAAATATTAAGCAATTATAAATTTTTAAAAATCAAATACATGAAAAAGGGAGAAGTATTACAATTAGAACAGGCATTACAGGCAGTTGGTAATTTAAGAGGTGTGAAGTTTGCTTATGCAGTAAGCAAAAACATGCGCACCGTTAAGAACGAATGCGATGATATTCGCAAATCGATTGAGCCTAGCAAGGAGTGGCAAGAGGTTGAAAAGCAGCAACGCGAAATCAACCTGGAATACTGCAAAAAAGATAATGAAGGGAGTCCAGTACCATCGGCACAAGGTCAGTTCATCATTCTTCCTGAGCACAAGGATGCACACAAAAAGAAAATGGATGCATTAAAGGAAGAGAAAAAGGAGTTGTTTGAGATCCGCGAAAAGCAAATTGAGGATTACAACAAATCTCTCGATGATGAAGTGGAGATTAAACTACACAAAATTAATCAGGATGATATTCCGGAGGATATTACAGCAAGTCAATTGGAAGGAATTTTTGATATGGTTGAGTAATGCAATTGGGGGCAAGGGTGCCCCCGCCTCTTTTCGGCTAAAGCTCTCACACAATTAGTCGAAAAATAAAGGTGCCACAACACCACGGCGAGGACATGTAGTCTTCCCGGTGTTGTGGCACCTTTTTATTTTGTGTGAGAGGAGCAAATATAACAATACATTAATATTAAAACATAGTGTTTATGGGAAATTTTATTTTAAAAAGAACATCAAGTTTGGGAAATTTAATAATCAAAGAAGTTCCAAAAAAGCTTGCTAAGAAAATGATAATTGAAAACCACTATTCCCACAAGTGGAATGATGGAGGTTTTGGGAAGTACAATTTTGGAATATTTAAAGAGGATGATATTGAAACATGTCTGGGCGTTGCTGTATATGGGTATATGAAAAATTCTAAAGCCCGAATTTTCACACATCCAAACCCTGATGCTTGGATGTGTGAATTAAACAGGATGTGGATTGATGATATCTTAGGGCATAATTCTGAGAGTATTTTGATAGCAGCATCTATTAAATTATTACGGAGGTTGGATATTAACTGTGTAGCAGTTCAAAGCTTTGCTGATGGTAGATTGGGGTGCGGGACTATATACAAAGCAGCTAATTTTAAATACTATGGTTTTCACTACACTAAATTTTTAAGAAATAAAAGAACAGGAGAATATGTACATGAGCAATTGTTTACAAATACAACTTCACCCACAGGTTATTTAAGAAATAATATCTCCTTTCTGATAGGAGATTTAGAAATATATAGAGTCCGTACATATCGCTATATATTCCCATTGTGTAAAAAATTTAAATTTAATAGACAGGAGTTGTCATATCCGGATTATAACAAAGGAATCGATTTGTGTGAATGGAAAAGAGATAAGGGGAAGATAAAAGAGAATATTATTCACTTACTTGACAAGGTGGCAGCTTGA